TTCCATTATCTACCTCTACCTGCGGCTTTGCGCATTGGTGCAATTACAATAGCAACTCCGCCCTTAGCATGTCCGCCTTTTTTCATTGTAGCGATCTTGCCTGTTGGCTTTGGTAAAGGACGCTTTTGTGAACTGTCATTAATCAATGTGTGCGACTCTTTCTCAGAGTATGCACCAATCTTGTTCACATTAGGCTGTTGTGTAATCTCGGCAGGTCCTTTTACACCACCACCTTTTGCATAGTGATGCTTCTTAGCAACACCGCCTTTTTTCAAATGGTTAGCTTCTTGCTCGCCTCCCATTGCTATCCTCTTGTGCATGTTAATCAACTCACTCATTTGTATCTCCTAAGTTAGATTGAGCTTGGTTCTGGGCATCCAGAACAGTTCTAAACTGTTCATGTTGCAATTGCGCAGCGTCTTTTGATAGCTCTGCGGACTTAATTCTCTCTGCGGTCAAATTGTTCTCAGTGTTCTTCACTAAGTCAGCTTGCATCTTCTGCTCAGTCTCTTTAGCTTTTTGCTGTAATGCTGCCGAATCTAACTGCAACTCTGCTTGATCTTTCTGTGCTTTGCGCTGAGTCTCAGCCATCGATGTCTGTGTAAGGGCTTGTACCTGAGCCATCACATTCGGATCAATCGGTGCTTGTGGTTGCTGTTGTTGCATCTTCTGCAACATACCCATCATTTGCTGTATTGTCTTAATAACAGGCTGCAATTGCTCTTGACTATCTTTATGCACATGCTGTAAAGCAGCAGCCAACAGCTTTTGCGCTTCTTGAACAACAGGCTCAACTTTCAATACATTAAATGGTCGACCAAGTGCAGCGCTTGTATAAGCATCGGCATGGTTCAAGTACCACAATGTTAAGTGCTGCTTTGTGTGCTCTAAGAAAGCAGGTATAAAAGTAGGTGCAACGATAGGATTGGAACCAAAGATTGGGTCCACAGCATACGAGATATGGGATAGCATATGAGCTATATGGTCTTGTTGCGGAAATGCTCCCACGGGCTTTCCTAGTGTCATCGACACATTCTCTAATGCAGGGTTCATATCCTTCACAGCCTGAGGATCAGGTAACACCTCATTAATCTCAGGAAGCTTAATCTGCTTAAGAATCCGCTTCTCAACAGCCAATCTATTGTACAAGTCAGGGTTTGCCGCAGCTCTTGCAGCTAATGTCTGAATCTGTGCATACCTCTGTGTCTCGGCAAAGATATGCGGATCAGAGACTGGAATAACGTCAGAGTTAGTTGTAAAGTCTTCTTTACTGATCTGAAGATCAGCAACTACATCGCCTTTACGCTGCTCATCCAAATACCACTTATTCAGTCTAGCCAGAATCTTCAGTACTCGACGTTGACTGTCATGCAACCTAGCGTGAATTGAACTAAATACTGCCGCACCTTGCTCAATCAAAGCCTGTGTAGTACCAACAGGCGCTTGTGAATTGACATCGGCAATCTTCTCTTCAGATGTAGTCACAACGCCCTTGGCTGCATCTGTCAACCAACCAAGCAACTGGAATAGGACAGGCGATGGCTGATTAAAAGGCACAGGCATTGCAATCTTGCGAATATCGTCTACTCCAGGGGCTCCTTCAATTTCAGCGACTTGCGTAGGCTCGATGACTGTTGACTGGCCACTAACCTTAGCTCCTTTGAGCTTGAGCATAGTTGGCGCAGTATTAATATGAGCACTATCAAGCAAAGCCCTGAGAGCACCAGTAAGAGCGGCACTAAGACCTCCAATAAGATGCGGAAATCCGATTGCATATGCACCCCGCCAAGGTATAAATTTCCACTCAATAATCCAATCAAGCTTGGTCATTGTGTCATCGCCATTTTCCCAGTTGCGATACAACCCAACAACAGCTCTCTCAACTTCATCGATCATCAATATGTACGGTGCACGCTCACCCTTGGAAAACTGATCTTCCTCTTCATTCAACCAAGTCTGTACGTGATAAACACGTCTGACACCGTCAATATTCTCACCACTGTCTTTCTTACCTTCAATCTTTGCATTAGCTTTCTCAGCTTTAGATTGATCAGGCTCCATCGACACCCGATACACATCAAGATCTATGTACAACCCATTCCGTACTCGAATGTCATACTCTTCTTGTGTAATATCTTGAACCTCGGTAACTCTAGATGCTGTATAAAAGTTACCTGCAGCGAACGGCAAATAAATATTGTCAATAGGGACAAACTCAGTACAAGGACGTTTCTTACCATCGTCATACCACATCTTTAAGTACTGTGAGCCGCCTAGTGGCAGCTGTGTGAACATCTGTTCTTGCTCATCACGATACTCTTCAATTTGCTCAGTCAACTGCCAATTCATATAATCGCGTTTACGATCGGCTTTGTCAGTCTTCTCTTCAGTGACTTCACCAATGATCTTAGTTCTAACTGGGCCATCTGGTGGGAACAACTCTTTAATTGCACGAGCCGCAAAATCCACACAAGCCTCAGCCATAACAGGATGCACCACTTTAGATGCACCCATAAACTGTGCACCACCTGGGGCATCATGCCCTAAGCCAGTACGACGAATTCCATCCTCATATTGCTTATCACGATCCTCACGAGCATCTTTATCTTTCTCAATCAGCTCTAAATACTTAGTAGCTAACTTGTCAAGGTCCCATGAATCAAGAACATCGGCTAAGTTCTCATAAAAGTCAGGGGCTTCTTCAGGCCCCTTAAGACTATCATCATGAAGCTTAACAATGGCTGACCCATCGTCAAGTTCTTGCACATCATCTTGTTCACTTAAAAGTTCGACAATAGACTCGTCAGTATCAACTTCATCATCCACAATAGGATTAACGAAACGATTAAAATCTTGTGGAATCGGCATCTCTGTAGCCATTATTTACCTTTCATAAGCGCAAGGCGCATTTCGTCTATGTTCTTTGCGAATTTTATATGGCCACCGTCTTTATGGCCTTCAGGTGGTCGTTGATCTGCGAAAAGTCTACTTAAAGTGCCTGCTAGACCTCGTATATTATGCCTAGCCATACCTAAAGTCTCATTGTATTCATTTAAAAGATGTGGATCACCATCTTCAAATAACTGAGGGTTTTGTCTTGCAGAAGATTGTTCATGCGATAAATACACATTAACTGCATTTAAAACCTGAGGATATGAGAACCCTCTATCATAGCCTTCACGAACTATCTCATCCGCTACTGTACCTGCATACATCAACCCTTGATAGTTCGCATGGTTTTGCAAACGCCTAACTGAATCTCTGTATGTACTATTAATTAGTTCTCTAAAATCACCTAAGTTAATCTGATCTCTTACTTCAATGCCACTTGGTGTAACATCATTTAGCACTGTCATAGCTGCATCTGGTAATCCACGAGGGTTATTGTTTTCTTCTTCACGTTGATTTTGTAAAACGCTATCTCGTGCTGTTTGATATTCAAGTCTAAGCGTTTCCATTGCTCTAGCTCTTTCAGGGCCTGCCGGTATATGTCTATACTCAGGTACATCCAGTTGCCCATTATCTAATGCCCAAAGAGTTGCATCAGAACTTGGAATATCTAATTCGCCTGTATGCAATCTATCATTACTGAGCAATTGACTAGCTAAATGGCTTATTTCATGAGGTCTAAGTGTTCTTGGTTCTTGCTCTTGATGCTGCTGTTGTTGACCTAATATTCTATTTGCATCATAATTAGCACTACGCTCATTTCTTGCACTAGGATGAGCAACGTGATAATTGTTCATACTTATCGCAAGATTTTGAAGTGCATTCCTTGCAGGTGTACCTGCTAATGCACGACCTTCGTCTAAAATAGCACCAATGTAGTCTTCTGGATTAGTAACAGGGTTGGCTGCTTGAAAAGCTCGTTGCAATGCTGAGTTAAATGATGCTACATCATTAGGCTGATTGACGTCACTAAAGTTATTAACGGCATTGTCAATAGTCTGAGAAATATTGTTTGTATGCGATGTATCTTCAGTACGAGGAGGTGCAATTTGTTGCTGACGAACTTGTTGACGATCTCGTCTATCACGTTCAAGTCGATCTATTGATGTCAAATGTTCTTCAAGCATTTCAGACAATTGATTTGCTTGTTCAGTATTTCTAATCCCTAGATCTGCCATAACTTCAGGGTCTTGATTATCAAGCATAGTGTGATACATTGCTAAATGCTCAGATATGCTATTAGCATCTCTAGGATTACCACCTTGATCAGCAATAGAGCCTAAAATATCTCTATAAGCATTCGTTGCTTGACGAGAATATCGACGATTATTGGATGACTGAATAGGAGAATCCAACCCATTTTGATATAAATCTATCATACTAGGGGTCATCTCATCAAAATTCGGCACATCAGTTTGCTGTCTTTGTCTTTCTAACTGTTGACCAACATGATATGAAATGCCTCGATGATCAGTTAAATAGTTCTCAAGTGCATCAACGATTTCATGGCTACGCATACTACCATTTTGCATATGACGATCAATATGACGCTGTATTTCATGCGCAATATTATTTAAAGCGCCTATAGGGTCGTCATGGTATGTATCTGGACTGCCTATGGTCATTTGCGCATCACTTATAATATCATTAATATCATCATGCAATAGCGCTGCATCATCATCAATTAATTCAGTAGTTTCTAGTGCATCTCGAGCAGCTCTATTTCCTGCATTTGACAAACGTTCAAGTGTATGATCATATGAAATATCACCATGAGGCACATTAGCAACAGGCTGTGCTTCTCTTTGACTTACTTGGTTATCATACTGTCTTAAAAACTCACGGGTCGATCTTAGCTCATCATTCATATCCTGCCACTGATCTTGAGGCAAGTTAAAATCATTAAGCTGATGCTCAAGTTCTCTAACCCTATTCATCATTTGTTCACGTTCACCTGTCGGAACAACAGCATTCGGCACTTCAAGCTTCTGACTCTCAATCACAGCTCTAACATCTCTAGGTCTTACAAATCTAGGAAGACCTGACAAGTCATACTTATTCAGTTCTCTAGGTTGCATACCTAGTTGTTTAGCTATTGCGCTTATGTCAGACTTGGTGTCATAAATATCGCTACCATGCCCATGAGCACCAATACTAACAATCTCATCGGCTCGTGAATTTAAATAATCACGAAGCCCGTCAGCATATGCAGGCTTAATAGGATCATTTTGATAGCCTGACATATAGCCAATGTTATATGCAGGCTCACCATGTCTACTAATTCTATGCAACTGAAGAGTACCAACAGGGTGCCCTTCGGTAGGACCAGGTGTTGTATCCCTTAATGATACAAGCTGTGCTTCACCATTACTAACTGATCTTGTGTATGATGTTGAAGAACTACCAACACCTTCATTTCTTTCACCTGTTATAGGATTGTATATAGGTTGGTGCGTTCTACTTTTACCTGTTAAGAAGTGTCTACGATCTGTTTTACCGCCTTGTGCCACACAATGATCAAGTACTTCACAATCCTCGCTTATAATCTTAGTTGCATCATCTACATCATGGCCTTCTTTAAGCTCAAGTGCTGCAACATTACCAAAATGCTTATCTTTCGGCACTGTCTCAAGACGCTCTTTAAGCTTAGAATTAAGTACGTCATTTTGTTTAGCAAGCTGTTTAGCTGCTTCACGCTCTTGCGCAACTCTAGGCTCTGCAAACTCTTTCACATACTTAGCTAAGCTTGTATTACCTAATTGGTCAACAGATATTTTGCCTGTAACCACGTCATCGGCTAATTGACGACCAAGTCCTCTATAGCCTAATGCACTAATATGATTGTAGTCATACAATTTAGTGTCTGGCGCTGTTTCGGCAAGTTTCTTAATATAAGGGAAAAAATGTCTCTGATCTCGAGGCAAGTTTTCCATCGCTTCTTTTGCAGTAATCGGCTCAATACTTGTGTCCGATAATGTTTCATATGCCTTACCAAGCTCTAAGTTGTTAGCCTCTTCTTTTAACCTTGCAATCTTTGATGTAAGTTTGTTAATGGGGTTCGTAAGAACATTGTATTCAGGAGTATGCGGTTGAAGATTAGATTGCTGTGTGTTTAGCTCGACAAGCTTCTTACTTGCTTCGTCAAGCTCTTTAGTCTTTTCTTCATGCGCTTTAGCAATAGCGCCTAATGGGTCAAGACCTTCACGTTCTCGCTTAGCGGCTAGTCTATCTTGGTCATAAGCTTCTGCACTTCTAATTACATCAGATGCAGGCATAAATGTATAGCCTTTAGTCGCGCTTGTAAGCAAAGGATCTTGATCAGTGCCTGCATACTTCATAATATGGTTCACAACCATCTTAGGCACTTGAGTTCTAGCTGCATCAACACGCTTCTTAAACTCATCGAATGTCGGTAATTCAGAGCCTGTAGTATCACGAGCTAATTGTTGTGTTTCTGGTTTTTCTACAAACTCATTAAGTAACTTGATGTTTCTATTATAAGAAGCATCTGGACGCGAATACTTCATAGCTATTGCAGATTGCAATGCACGACCGTCTTGTATATCAGGGAATTCTTCACGAGCTTTTGCATCTTTAAATGCTTCAAACTCAACAAGCAAAGGCGCACCGTTTAAATGCTTTTCTTCGTATAAATTATAGTATCTAGAATTTGTAGGCTCTTTACCATGAAATGGCTCTATCTCATTTGTAACATCACCTATATGCCCTGCTTCTAACACAAATGCCGTTGGGTCAGTCTCAGGACCATAAGTAGGCTGCATAAATTGACCACCTGTCTTTGGTCTAACAGCATACATGCTAGTTTGCGGTGTTAAAACATCTGGCACGCCAGGAATTGCCGACTTACCTTGTGCTCGACGATTAGCTACAACATCTGCCAACTGATCAGCAGCGCTTTGTAAGTTCGTACCTAATGTTGTGTCGCCAAGTGGGTTAAGCGTTTTTACGCCGGACTGAGCATTTACAAAGTCGGTCGGTATGTTCTTAACTTCACGACCAAATTGCGTTGCTTTTGCGCCAAGTACTCGAGCATCATTAGGCGTAAATCCACGCTGAAACTCAGGCTGCATTAATTCAGGTATAGGACCAAATCCCATACTTGAACCAGTAATTTGCTCAGGTAACTTACCTGGATATGTATATGGTGATCTTGGTTGATATTGTATTGCTTTAGAAGCTTCAGGAAATCCCATTTCTTTTGCAATTGCTGCAGGATAACTTGATGCAGTAGCTAATGTGACTTCACCAGGAACTTGTGCAAGTTGCGCAGCTTGACTTAATGTTGCAGGTAATGCATTGGACATTCGCTGCTTTGCAGCAAAAGGTGTTTGGAGCATTTGCTTTGCCATATCGGCGGTCTTGCTTCCCCACATGGAAAGCGCATGCTTCATCTCATCTAAAGACGGTGTGCCAACTAATCCGCCACTAGGCGTTTGGTCAGGTTGACTTGTGTCGCCTGTTACATTTCCCGCTTCATCATATGTAATCATACTGAGTAAGGGTTGACCCTTCTTGGTTTGGTGTCGTCTACGTAGAGATCTGGGTCATTATAAACATAATCCGTCACAATCATCCCCATGTCTCTTAAAATCCTCAAGCCTTGCGTCATTGCATCGACCAAGTCATCATGCCTAACCTCGGGGAATGAGCACAACTGAGCAACCAATGGTTCGACCCAGCTTCTTGCCATTCCCTCTTTAGTTGTGGACTCAGGCAAATACACTAAGCCCTTGGCGATAATTGGCGACACTATGTTCAGTCGCATCGTCTTGTCAGCATTGCCAGGATTGTAGCTTCTGACATTCAAGCCGGCACGTCTTAGATCTTGGAGCAAGCTAATTCCCGCTGACTTGTCCTCAATCAGTATCATGTCAACCTTCTTACCCATGCCAAACTCGTTCGTATCGCCATAGATCGCGGTTGACTCATCAATGACCCGAGGTCTTAGGTCTGGATACTGTATGTGCTCTTCCCAACAATCGATCACCATCACGGATGCAGGCTTGTCAGGGTTCGGCTTGAAGACACCAAGTACTACGCAAGCTGTAGGATCATTCGCGGTCTTGTCACTTGTGGCACAATCATATGACTGTAGGACAAAGTCAAACTTAGGCAAAGGCTTAGCTGTTCCGTCATTGTTGTATGCATCCCACAACTTGAACCATTTACGTTTGACGATGCCTGACTCTTCAGGGTCGATAATCTCGGCGTAAATCTCTTGACGTCCGATCTTGGTGCCTTCGTACTGCAAGATTTGCTGTTGGAAAGTTGGCGCTAAGTTCTTAAGGTTATCGTATGTAGACGCTGTTGTATAAATCACATCCTCGCCATCTCGGTTCACCAAGTCAATGACCAAGGGCTTTGGCTTTGGAGTCGTTGTGCAAATGATTCGAGGATGCTGACCAAGACGCATGCCGAATTGCAGCATATCCCAAGCATCGTCAAGATAGTGCCAAGCTGCAAGCTCATCACACCACCCACCATGAAACTGAGGGCCACGAAAACGCTCAGGCTCCGATGCAGGAATGCCTTTGAGGATTGAGCCGCTTTTAAGTGTCAACTCATGAAGCGACTTAGAATAATTTTCAATGAGCTGAGTTGGTATGACATTGAGGAGCCCAGAGTCTCCTTCAAAGCACACATCACGGACATCGCCTGAAGTCGGTGCCGAGACCAACCACCGAGTCTTCGGCTTCGTCCAAGCTTCCCACCAAACCCACTCAGCTGCTGTTCTTGTCTTACCAGCTCCTCGACCAGCGAGCAAAAGCCAAATTGACCACCAATCGCCACTTGGCGTAATTTGATGATTGTTCGCTAATTGAAGCCATTTTAGTCGAGCTTTAATCGCTGCTTTCCACTCAGGCGATGCATTGTTTAAGCTTGGCCCTTGCTTAATCTTCTCGGCGAAGAGTTCAGCTATCGTCGGCTTCGGCACTATTTTGCCTTGTGCTTAGTAAGTCATCTAAAAGCTCTTGTGCAAAGTCGTGCACTACATCGACCTTGATTGCACCGTCATCCTTGCCAGTCACTTCAACCTTAGTATTCTCTCGGTATTTGGCTGGAAACCGAGCTGACATCGACTTAGCCCACAGCGCTGTGTTCAGCCGATTTGAACCCGGTCCCTCGACAATATGGTCTAAAGCAAGCCGCTCAAAGAACAGCATCTCTTCTTTCTTTGCCTCGTCTAAGGCCACTAAAAAGTCAGGATGCTGCTGCGACCAGTTAATGAGCGTGTTCCAAGTGACGCCAAGCTCTGATGAGATAGCTTCACGACTTAACCCTTTCTTACCACATTCAATAGCAATCTTGCAGTAAGACGGATCGTACTTAGTGGGTCGCCCCATTGTGGATTTAGCTTTTTCTGTCATGTGCGCGATTGTATCTCAAAATTCTATCGGATGCACAACTATGTTAAAAATTGGCCCGGTTACAAAAAAGGTTACAATTTGCTGCAGACTCTTATACGACATATATACATAATCAATATTAATTTAAATAGAATAATGTAACTAATGTAACTCTGCTCAGAATGCCCTGACTGTATCATCTCTAGGTTACGAAAAATTGTAACTGTCTGTACTGCAGACCTAGATTTTTGTAACTATCCAACATTTAGGTGCTTGTTGACCATGTTTTTGGTTGCGGTTACAATTTCACCTACTTTTAGATCTTTAAAATTGTAACCGCATTCTTTGGTCTGATAGATGTGAAATCTGGTGGTCACGCCATCTATTTTTGCTATTCCATTCATGTCAACTTGTCCTAGTTTGCTAAATGCATAGACCAAAGCTTTGGCCTTCACATGCTTTAAGCCGGTCAGACTCTCAGCGAGTACTTCGATCTGGGCTGGTCTGAATGCGGCAACCCCGCTAAGTTCATTGTTAATAAGATCATACAGCTCATCGGCAAAGTCCTCAATACTTGATTGGCTCATCTTCACTGACTCGTCCTTGTGCTTAGATTCAGGTGCGGCGTCCGTGGGGTTATAACCACCTAGATCACGGCACATATACCAGTTTAATACTTTTTTATTACCATGTTCAAACTTAGCCCATGCTTCTAATGCTTTATATCTAAGCATGCCCTCTTCACGGGTCAGTGTCTTTGGCATGTAAATGGCGTCTCTTCTACTATTCTTGCTCATCTTGGTCACATAAGCAGCATTGGTAGTCATAATCAGGTTAATGTAGTTCCTGGTCGTGTACTTTAAGCCATACTTTTTATCTATATTGATAAAGTCACTAGTGACCAAGTGCTTTAAAGTCTTCTGATGATCTTCTCTATCCGATGATGGCTCATTAACAACCACCAACAACTTACCGCTTAGTACATCATTCTTCTCTTTAAAAATCTCATCCGGGCCGCATATACCTGCCGGGCAGTTTAAGCCTACACCCATCATGCCGGCTATAAACTCAGCCAAGGCGGACTTGCCAATACCTTCTAAACTGGATGCAAAGATAATGGATGTGAAATTCTTTTTCCAAGGCTGTTGAATGATCTGTGCCACCCAGTTATGAAAAAAGTCTTCAAATTCAGGTAAGTCTCTAAAAAAGTATTTGCAAAAGTCTAAGTAGGGCTGAACATCGCCCTCAATTGGGCTGTATTTCCAATCCTTTAGCAAGTTATAGCAGCCATCAGGTGTAATAGTGTAGCCCTGATACTCAGGGTAAACATCGATCGACTTCAAATTAAGCTTCTTTGGCCAAGCCTTATACTCATCCAGAAGGTCTGTATGCTTAACTACACCTTGCGGGTTGGTGAATGTATACCTAAGGTGTCCTGCATCAACCTTGGCCTTACTGTATGAAAACCCATGGCCATCACTAAGTCGGATGACATCACCGTTAAAGAATGCATATTGGGTTCTAAACTCATACAGTAAAGTTTTCAAATCAGGGGTGCCCATTAAGCTTAGCTGCTCAGCATTAATCAGCACATCAGTTAAAGCCTTGCCTGAGTTAAGGTGGTCATCAATTGCGTATTTATCGCCTTGTGCCGGTGCATACTTACCAACGCGGCAAAGATGCACATCGGCTCCAAGCCCTCTAAGTGTCTTAGCCAGTTGAGCCTCGGCAATAGCTACCTGCTCATTTGGCTCACCATTGTCCTCCTTGCCATCATAGTCAAAAAGTATGTACACCTGCCGGCTGACCGATGTAAGACCATTTGATTTTCTCCAAAGTATCTCCATCAAGTCTTTATGTAGTGGGGTCTCATTGGTCTTATTGCCCCAACTAGTAACGCCAGCTAAGCCAATAACTGCATGGTTCAAACCCTCTTTAGGAATTGCCTTAACTATGCTCCAAGCTTTAAATTCACCCTCTGTGATGATGATAGGCTTAGTCACATCTTTAATGAGTGTTGACCAATTAAGTGTTGGAGGAAAATAGATATGTGCACCGCTACTACGCCTTTGACTATATTTCATCTTAGTCTTTGGCATTAAGAGCCTGATGCGTGTAAAGCCTGTTTCTACGCCATCAAGCCCATAGTACGGTATCTTAACTGACCAATCTTTTGTGTGGCCAATTAATGCTTGTGTTTCATCGGGTGTAAGCAACTGCAGACCAAGCGTTTGCTGGTCTGTGTCATCGAACTTACGAGCCTGAAGGAATTGATGATATAATTCTGACGGTTGTGTTACATAGGATGCGAATCCCATTGTCATAATCTGTTTCCTTTAAGTTCATTTCGTTTTAAGGCCCTAGCACTAACTAGGGCCTTTTTTTCTTTACGCTAAGACCAATTGCTCGGCAAGTTCAATGGCTTTTTCTTTTGTATTAACACCATCACCAAACCAAGCACGATCTAATCGCACCTCATTGGTACGGCCACGATGATGATCAACGTACTCAGTGACTGCATTGATCAAACCCCAAACCGTATTCTTGGCAGATTTTAATTCACTTCCCATTCCAGCACCGGAGTAAAGTGACATTAATTTTTCACTAACCTTTTTACTAATGACAGTATCACCGTCAGTTGTGTTATAGGAAGCCATGGTCTCGAAATACTGTTTGGCTTGATCAGCACTTACAGAGGACTCGGACCAATGCTCAACACGACTTAGGAATGAGGACCATGAGGTAGCTGCTAAACCAAGTTGTGCTTTTACCTTGTCCATGTCAAACTCAGACCGGTGATAAACTTTAACTACGTTCTTAGCCTTTCCTGACTCAGCCTCGTGCATAGCAAAACCAAGTGTGTTGTTACACACTACACGGACTGATGTGAACATGGCCGTTGTTGCCATTGAGCCATCACATGCAGAGCCTAGCAATAAATAGCCTTTGATCTTATCGTCCATGATCTTAGCCTCTTTGCCCATGGATGCTAAAGCCCAGTACTTAGCACCACCTTTTAATACCCCGGCCGTTTCTAGCTCAAAGCCTGACTTGGCAGTTAAATCACGGTAAAACTCCATGATCTCCTTAGGTTGTACTGGTTTAAATGCTTCTGATACAACTGATAAGGCTGTACCTGTATCGGATCTAATTAATGTCTTTTTACCAGGCACGATTTGTGGCTTGGCATTTAATGGGTTGAGGTAATAAATGGCTGTTGGATGTACTTCAAAGTCCATGCCTGCGGCTGTTTGCCATTCTTCGATTGTTTGACCTGTGACCATTTGTTGGCCAAGACCGTGCCAAGGGGTTTCCCCACGGTAAGCTATTGCATTAAAACCTTTGGTTGTGTCGATTTCGTGAGCCATGATGTTTTCCTTTTAAAAATTAAGAATTTAGATGTTTGTGTGTTACCACAAGAGGAACTATATCACGACTCAGAGCAAAGTAAACACTTATTTGAAAAATATTTTTAAATTTATTTTTTATTTTTATTGCTCTTTTTAAAAAATATATAGTACAATTGCTTTAAGCTTACACAGATAAGCACAGCTAGAAAATAAAAGTATTACATTTAAACGATCTTGAAAACAAAGGAAAACAGATGATCACACACCAAGACATTACTTGGAAAAATGGCCAAATAGATATTTGGTTCGAGTTTGAGGCCGGCTTTGATGCCCCTTTAGACAAATACGGCCAGATGGAGTCACCTGGCGCGGATGATGAATATAACATAACAAAGATAGAGTTTGAGGACAAGGATATTACAGTCTTGTTTGATGAGGATGACTTTGAATTGATTATAGAAGAGTTAATGAATATCCGTGAAGCCACTTTAAACGATTATGATGGAGAATAAACAATGAGCTATTTAACACACAATGAAAAGCATATCAACATTAACGGCACTAGTCTTAAAGGCAAGATCTATTGCTCATACTATACATTGGTGTCCTTATTTGGTCAGCCAACTGTTGGTGATGAGTATAAAACTGATGCACAATGGGAAGTAGAGTTTGATGATGGAACTGTTGCTAGTATATACAACTGGAAAAATGGTAAGAACTATTGTGGCGCTGATGGTTTGGATGTACAGGACATTAACGAGTGGAATGTAGGTGGTCGACCATATGGTGTAGAGGACAGAATACAGCAGGTGATCGATACTTATATATTAGAGTGCTCTGAGTTATCTGAGGAGCAAATGGTTAGTAATTATTTTGAAGAGGCTTAATATGACCCCGTTAGATTGGTTTAATAAACGTAAAAAAGTGAATATGTCAGCAACTGGTGAGACATTGATATCGTATTTACATGAGCTAGGATCAATGCAAGTGATGGACTTTAATTACTATGCATCAAAGACAGACATAGCATCGCCTGCCACTATTCACCGTGAAATGAAGTGGCTCATTGACAAGAACTATGTAAAGACTGTGCATTTGGAGGGTAATTTACGTAGCAAGTACTTGGTTGTGACCGACAAAGCTAAAAAGTATTTAGAGGTGCATGAATGAAGGCATTTCCACATACATATGAAAAAATGATAGAAGGTGACATTGCTACTTGCACTAATACAGGTATGGATCTAAGAGATTGGTTTGCGGGTATTGCTCTACCTGAATGTATAGGATGGGGTGAGCCAGAAAAAGTTTGTGCTCGCGCTTACATATATGCAGATGAAATGATGAAAGCAAGGGAGAATAAAAATGGCTGATACACTTTTGTCAATGTTTGCATTTGGGTTTGTAGTGTTTGTCGCTA